GGCTGATATTGATGCTCCTAATCCTAAACTTGGCATTAGCCACCAAAATAGATTAAGACTTTATCACCACCAGTTTGCAAAGTGCAAGTATCCCATCTTCCGAAAATTGTTATGCCTGCAGGAAAAGTATCACTACTTGTTAGCGTGTCTCCTCCTGTACCAGGGCTTGCTGCTGTAGTTCCAAAATTCTTATTAACATCACTAGCTGTTAACTCTGAGAATTCTGTATCTGTCAGCATCGTTATCATAATAATTTTCAATCCTGTAGGTGGGGTGTATTGTCCTGTAGTATCTACGAATGCAGATCCAACTTGTCCCAACTGTATATTCTGGGATTCTACTACTGAGTACTTGTTTATAGCCATCTTGTTTCTCCCGATAATGCCTTACCGAGCTTGGCAACTCTCATGGGCATTTCTGTTTATTTGTTATTTACTATTAAAATTTCTATATGTGTTAATTATACCTAGCCTCTGTATACAATCGCTGTATCATTAGCTCCAATAGTTACAGCCGACCATCTACCATAGATAGTACAACCTTCTGGAACTTCTAAACTTGATAAACTATCACCTAAATCTGTATTTGCTGACGTAGCTGTAACAGTACCACTTGCAGTATTATCTGCAATTACTTCTGATCCAACCAGAATTGTTAGTGCAACATAAGTATGAGCATTAACAGTAGCGTTTGTTACTATATCCCAGCCACCTTGTCCAAGCAGAAGACTTATGCCTTCTGAACTAGTATATTGACCTATTCCTATTGCCATATCTTTTTCTCCAGCATATTAACGTATTAAAGGGAAACCCTGAATTATGCGTGAACCCATCTGTTTACCAGATTGGTACTTCTCAGCAGTTCTTCTAAATTCCCTCATAAAAAATTCTCTCATTTCCAATTCACCTGCATCTTCTGCATACTTTGCCTTAACATAGTATACAACAGCATTTGCCAGATATCTTGGTATATCCAACTCATCAGTCTCAGAATCTAATGCATTTACATTATAATACAATGATGGAGTTTCTTCAAATGCTTGCTGAACAGTAGAACTATCACTGCATTTAGTATATAAAGTAATATATCCTGTACCAGCTGCTTTGACTTTATGCAGTCCATTCCACTTACCAGCACTTCTTAATACTATATAACTTCCATCACTTAAACTTTCAGGAGAGGCAGAATAATCATTATCTCCCTGATCTATAAGTTTAAGTAGACCATCAGTTGATACATATGTATCTATTTGAGTATCTACTTTATCAGTCTCATTTATGAAATAATTAGGACTGTGTACGTATTGTATCTCCAGGCCATCAGCTACACTTGCTGTAGGGCTTTTCCATAGCAAAGCACCAATAACACTAATATCATTCAGTGCAGGCTGCGAAAGGGTCTGCCCACCAGAAAATGTCCAATCCTTCTGGACAACAGCAAGCTTACCCCCTTTTACATAATATGCATATTCCTTACTAGTTGGCATCAGCATCCTTCCTGATCGGTTCGCCTATCATTCTTGGTATAGATCTATACTCACTGTCAGCATTAAGATGATTAAGGCACCTTATATCCAATACCTTGATCATATCATGTGGAAAGTCATAGAACCTCTGATTCTCGGTTATATCAAACCTTTCCGTATTGATATGGGTTTCGGAGATAGTATTCATCTCTTCGAGAGCGTCTTTGATATATGCTACAGCTCTCCCAGTGTCAGAAACACCAACTCTTTCCATTATTTCTTGTACTGTCATCTAAGTTATTGTTACTAACTGTGTAAGCACAGTTGAAGATGATGAAGTACCACCTGCAACGTTATTTGATGCTGCTACATAGTATCCCATACTACTACCAAGTGCTGGGGTATGCGGCAAAAATAACGCACCCTTATGTGGTATACTAGCAATAAGAGTATAAGCACCTGATGAATGCTCTACAAACACTGCTACATACTGATATGTCTTAGTATCAAAATCAGTATCTGTAAATCCAGTATGTTTAATAAACATACCATCATATACAGTATTTTCAGCACCAACTACCTGTTTTGTACCATCTGCTGCTAAAGAAGTATAAGTAGGAGTACCAGAACTATAATTAGTCACAGTACCAGCTATTTCAATCCCACCAGTAGCTTGAGTTACTGCAGAAACGCTACTACCTATACTACCACCAACTGCGCTATAATGTCTATAAGCAGTTGCTGCTACATCAGAACCAGCATTATTATTTTCATCATTAGTATATGCAGTTGTAGCAGTATACTCATCAACCATATCAACTGACAATGCATATTTTATATGATCTGCCATTTTTTATCTCCTGTATTGTTGTTGCTGCTGAGATTGCGCCTGAGCAGCAATTGTTCTATTTATCATTTTTGAATTATTCTGAATATACTTAGTTATCTCATCTTGAGCCCAAACATAATACCTATCTGCCTGCTTTTCATAATGCTGTATATTCTGTACTGTTAAAGTAACTTCCTGTGTTTTATCAGATATCTCTGCCTGATACTTTTGCAGGTTAGCACTATATTCTTGTAAATCTGTTGTCCTTTCAGCCTCCCACACACGTAGATCGCCTTCAAGATTTTGCTGATACTCTTGTACTTCAGTAGCTACTTTCAATTGATATTGTTGAAGTTCAGCAGAATACTTTTGAATCTTACTACTATTGTCAGCAATAACGTCTTCTATCTGTTTTGCTGCATTAGCAAGTGCAAGTGCTTGATCTTGAGCTTTATTAAACTTATCAACATCAGTAGCTTGAGCTGATTCTTGCTCTGCATCTGCTCTATCTAATTGAGCTTGAGTTAAAACTTTCTGTAAATCTGAGTTATGTTTCGCTATTTCAGCTTGTATATTTGCTTGATATCTGACGTTTTCCTTATTGAATTCATTTAACTCATTCTGAATATCAGCCTGGAAAACTGCTATATTATCTGATTCAGTTTTTTGCCATGCTTGATAAGCTGTATTTACTTCCATTTGATATCTAGATATCTTTTGTGTGTACTCTTGTATCTCTTTACTAATATTAGCTTGATATGTGGCAGTTTCTGCTTGATATAGTGAAATTTTTCTTTGATTATCATTTACAACAGCCTGCATGTCATTAACACCATTCTGTAATTGTCTCTGTAAATCCCTATCTTCATCAGTAGTAGCGGCTTGTAAGTCAGATTGAGCTTGAGCAAGATTAACTTGATTGGCAATCTGAATTTCCTGCATAGATTCCTGAATAGCAGATTGATAAGCAATATTTTCTTTATTGAACTCATTTAGTTCATTCTGTATATCGCTTCCATATTTCTGTAAGTCTGTTGTTCTCTCTGCTTGCCAAACCTGTATATCACCAGCAAGATTTTGTTGATATTGTTGTACTTCTTTATTAATTGTTGCTTGGTATGTTTGAACTTCAGCTTGATACTTTTGAATTTTACGTGCTTCATGTGCGTCTAATAATTGTGCTTCTTGTAAGTATTCTTGCAGTATAGCTTGATACTTGGCATTTTCCTTATTGAACTCATTCAATTCATTTTGTATATCACTGCCATACTTTTGCAAATCTGTCTGTCTTTCCGTCTGCCAGACTTGTATATCACCTTGAAGATTCTGTTGATATTCTTGAACTTGCTTATTCACATCTTCACTGTATGTTTGAACTTCTGCTTGATATTTCTGTATCTTGCGAGCTTCATTTTGATCAAGCAACTGTGCTTCTTGTACATATTCTTGTAAGATAGCTTGATATTTAACATTATCCTTGTTGAATTCATTTAGTTCATTTTGAATATCACTCGCATATTTTTGCAGATCAGTTTGCCTTTCTGCCTGCCATACTTGTATATCTCCAGCCAAATTTTGCTGGTACTCCTGTACCTCCTTGTTAACTACTGCCTGATATGTACCAACTTCTGCTTGATAAAGTGCAACCTTTCTATTATTGTCCTGAACAATAGCCTGCATATCATTAGTACCATTTTGCAGCTGTCTTTGTTGATCTCTATCTTTATTGGTTGTTGCAAGCTGAAGATCGGATTGTGCTTTTGCAAGATTAACTCCATTAGCAACTTGAAGTTCTTGTATAGATTCTTGTATAGCAGACTGATACGCTATATTCTCCTTATTAAACTCATTTAATTCGTTTTGAATATCACTTGCATACTTTTGTAAATCAGTCTGTCGTTCTGCTTCCCAAACTCTTAAATCCCCTTCAAGATTCTGTTGATATTCTTGAACTTCTTTAGCCACATCAGCTTGATATTTACTAATATTTGCCTGATATACTTGCAATTCAAGTGTATAATCTTGTATAGATGCCTGTAATGTTTGAGTAGCATTCTGAATATTAACATTCGTTGAAAGTTGCATTTGCTGTATAGCAGCTGTAGTTGATTGCTGCATTTTAGCAATAGATGCAGATGTGGACTGTTGCATTTTAGATATAGATGCGTTTACGTCATTAGACGCATTAGCAATAGAAGCTTGTACTAATGTTTGCATAGATGCATTATTAGTTGAGACATCATTAGCAGCATTTGCAATAGATGCTTGAGTACCATCGTTTGCATTTGATATAGCTACTTGAGTAGCTTGTCTAGCATCTTCAATAGTTGCCTGCATAGCAGCAGTTGAACTCTGCACTTCTGCTTGAAATGCACTTATATAAGAATTAATTTTTTGTATTTGAGCAGATGCTAATTCAACATCTTCCTCTCCCTCTATAAAATGTCCTATAGTAGACCACCATTGGTCTACCTCTAGTTGGTCAGCATGAACATCTATAGTATTATCAGTATCTAATATAGATACATCTGTTACTTCATCTCCATCTCCTCCAACAGTAGGTTTTGTATAAGCAGATGCCGTTGAAGCCGTTGCGCTTGAAGCAGATGCATCGCCTGGAGCATCTGTATCTGACGTACCAGCAGCATCTGTTGGGCCATGTGTAATAGAATCAACAGCTTGAGTAATAGCATCTTGAGCTGCACTTACAGCATTACCAACTGAAGCATTTGAATATGAAATTGTTGGACTAGGAGGAGGAACAGGAGAAATAGCAGAAATAGATAAATCTGAAATCGTAGGTGTAGTCCCTAACGCAAGAACTGGCTTTGTATAGCCTGGAGCACTTCCAGTATAAGTACTCGATGCAGCAACAGTTGCAGTTGTAAAAACAGGAGCACTAGCATCTAATGCAGAATCTATACTAGTAAAAGTTACAGATGTCAAAGATGGGACTGCTGGAACTACTGCCGATATACTTAAATCTGAAATTGTAGGAGCTGCCCCCAATGCAATGACTGGTTTAGTATATGTCGGAGCGAAACTAGAAGGATCTGCAATAACTTGAGCAGATATTGACGGAACTGTTGGTACTACAGAAGTAATAGACAAATCTGAAATTGTTGGGGCAGCTTCTAATGATAATACAGGTTTAATATATGTTGGAGCAAAGCTAGAGGGATCAGCAACAACCTGTGCAGATATTGATGGAACTGATGGAGGTACAGCACTAATACTCAAGTCAGATATTGTTGGAGCCGCTCCTAAAGCTACTACTGGTTTACTATAAGCAGGTGCTGATCCTGTATATACGCTAGATGCAGACAAAGTTGCAGTTGAGATTGTAGGCTTAACCACATCTAAAGCGGTATCTACACTAGTAAAAGTAACAGACGTTAAAGATGGTACTGAAGGAGAAACAGATGTTAACGATAACACACCTGGATCACTGTCACCAAATGGATTTCTATCCTCACTTTCATTAAAAAAATCTTCAAAAGATATTTGAGTTGGATGTCCTGGCTTTGTATAGCCTGGAACATCACCACTTATATCAGCTTTTGATACACTAGCTACTGTTATTGCCCCAACAGTAGTCGCACTTGCGTCTGCATTAGTAGCATCTGAATATGAAACTGTACTTATTGACGGTACAGCAGGTGGTACAGCAGAAACTGATAAATCAGAAATAGTAGGAGCTGCACCTAGTGAAGGAGCAACTGGCACTATAGGGGAGGACCAACTTGGAACAGTGCCTGTAGCCAGTTTTGCAAATTCCTGAGCAGATGCATGAAAAATAACTGCATTCCTTAAATCACAGTCATCATCTATCTGAGAATAATCCACATAATACACATACCCATCATTGCTTCCACCTGAAGAAGGATCTGGTTTTATGAATACCTTTCCCTGGGCATGATAGTATTTAGGATATAAATTAGTCGCTTTATGTAAACTTGCACTATCATCAATCCACTTGCTCATACTGAATGGCACTTCAGAAGCAGGATAACCCTCCCTCTCAACTGCAAGCACACTATCAGCAGTTTGAACATCGTATCCATTTGCATCTTGAATAGCTGAAGATTGTGAAGAAGCAAACCAAAGCAAATCTTTAGGAATGCTTGAAGCTATAAATCTTTGAGCAGAAACAATAAAATCATCTGAAGCACCGTGTGCGGTTACTCCAGTTATTGAAACTATCTCAACTGATATGTTTGTTGTAGCCATGTTGTTTATAGAAGGGGGCTTGGTAGCCCCCCTCTAACATCCTTATATTGAGATATTACTTCCCAAACTTCGGATTAAACTAACTCTACACTTGCAGCATCAATTCTGAATTCATTATCAGCATGAGCAGCACTCCAATCAACATTAAGTACTATTTGTAAAGTACCTGTAGTGTCCATTGATGTTAATGCTGTTTGCCCAATAACATGAACTGCACCTAAAGCATCAGTTCTGATTTCAGAAATAGCTGTCATAGTTCCAGAACTTCCAATTGCTGTTACATGAACATCAGCCCATGCATAGACAATATCATCGTCATCAACGTCAAGAGCTGCTCCAGTAGCAATGGCTGTCCCACCAAACTTAAGAATAGGAGTTAAAGTATTTGTACTATTGTTATCAACAACTGTACCAAACACCTTAATTCTAACAATATCACCTACCTCAAGCTTATTAGCTGGAATATAGTAGGAGAATATGTCTAAATCATCAGTCGAGTTTTCATGCTCACGACCTGTACCAGCTTCTGTGAACAACCTTTCGCCAACTCTTTTGTCAAACGAATTTGATCCATATAATGGATTTGCCATAGTCTACTCCTTATGTCCAGATAGCATGGGATTCGGCCATTGACCATTCCATGCCAGCTTCAGTTAAGATTTGATCTACTCTACGGTCGACTCCTGAGTTCTCTAAAGTTTGAACTCCTACGTAGACTGAAGTGTCTCTATTAACGCCATTACCAACTAAAGGTCTGTAAGCACAGTTCTTCATGTTGATGCCAAGCATCTTCACGTTTGAACCGTCAAGGTGAATATTGCGAGCAACATTCATGTCTCCGTACACAGTTGAAATCTGCGTTACATCAACACCTAAGACCTTCTTTCTTCCTACCAAACTCATGTCAGCACGTCCTAAACTACCACCCGCAGCCGTTTGCGCTGGGAATGAAGTAGGTGAAGTGTTACCAGAACCTGGCTGTACAACGCCAACATTATTAGCAAAGTACCCACTCAACTTATGTAACCAGTTATAAACTGCAGTGTTACAGAAGAACATGGTTGCTTGGCTATTGTTGTATCTTGGATCTATGTAATTAGAAAGATCATCAAGAAAAGCATCCTGAGTTTTAGTTGTAGGATCTAAGCTAAATGCATTTCCATAACCAGAAATGTAATCAACAGCACCCTGAGTATACTGAATACTATCACCATCTGAATACTGAGATCCAAATAGTAATGAAGTTTCAATATCCCACTTGTGTTCAATCAACTTCTCTTTCCAAACACGAGCCCACTCATTCTGTTCAAACTTCAATACTGTGGCACGAGCCGTATTGGTCATTGCCATTGAAGTCTTCCAAATCTGAGTAAGACCATGATTGCTTTGATAAGGTTGATCAATCCAGGTTTCTGGAAAACCAGAACCTTCCTGGTGAGCACTACCTACTACATAACTTCTAGCTCTTTCAAGAACTCCTGCAATAGATATAGCAGAAACAGCTTCACTGTCAGCTCCACTTGGAGCAAAGTCATTGTTATCAAAACCAGCATATCCTAGATAGCTTGAATCTGTTGCCTTTACCACTTTACAAGTAACAACTGCAGGATATTTACTATCCTTTGCTGAACTTTCAAATGAATCTGCATCAACTTCAGTTATTCTAGCTAACATATAACTGGATCCCCATGAGGTTGCAGCTGTAGCTGAACTTGTCATTGTAGGAATCTTAATAACTTGACCTGGAATGAAGAACTTTGGTGTAGTTCCACTAACTCCAACATCAATTTTGTTAGATGTATTGCCAAATACATTCTGCACATTACCAGCACTCTTATAATCACCTGCCATATACAGTTTTAATGTATCTCCAACAGCTACAGAAGATCCAGTGCCACCATCATTATATGCTTCAATGGTGTCATCTGCAAATTCATCCTGGCCGTCATTCTGTACATAGCCCATGACATAAGCATACCGCTTATGAAACGAAGGACGTTTCTCAGAGAATTTAAACTGAGGATCGTCAGTCGCTTTTTTCGCCACCTTACTTACAAATCGAAAAAACGGATCTTGAGGGATTGCCAGCTCTGATACCCTGCTGCCGAAGTTATACTTTCTACGTATATCCCCAGTTGCAAGGTCAGTACTTGTACCTGGCCCTCGTCCATCAAAGTCCGAAACACTAAGATCTGTGTTAGGTGTTATCGCCGATATAAAATCAGCCATATCGAACTCCTTACTTTAAGTTCCGATAGACCTCAAGTCAAAGCGACTTTATATAAGTTAAATCTATCCGAACAGGTTATCTAATTCACCATCCAGACCAAGGAGACCATCAAATAACGCATTATTTGGATCTACTTCCTCGGCCTGACTATTGGCTCCACTAGCGGACGTTGGTATATGTCGTACATTTTTCATCTGGGTCAGCATATCGGTCTTCGTAGATTGGACAACATTAGCATTAGCCTGATCACGATTCAGAAGATAGTCAATGTCTTCAAGTGTAAGCACATGTTTCTGTGCTTTTCCTTTAAAGGTCTCAAACTCTTCATCAGTCATACCCTTCTTTTTCCTGAAGTCATTTTCCATTTCATTCTGAATTTTAGCAGCGTTTGCTTTCTGCGCTCGATGCTTTTCATGGTTTACTATTTGTCCTACTCTATTCTCAACGACTTTATCTACCTGAGCAGTCAGGACTTTTGCTGAATCAGATTCGGGTTCTGTCATTGCTTCATTAGCATCAAAGACAAAATCCTCATCCAGTTTCAACTCTTCCTGAATACTTTTAGGAGTATTACCTCCATTTACCAGATATTCACGAACATGTTCTACTAGTCCACTATCGTTCTTCATTGCATCAAGAACTGGTACAAAGGGTTCAATCTCTTTATACTGTTCTCTCAGCTTGACGGCTTCACGACTACTGTCTTTGTAGCGTTTTTTATAAGGGTTGCCATCATCATCCCATTCCACGTTATCGGAGCCAACAGCTTCTTGCTGGGTTACCTGTTCGGTGCCAACTGCCTGTTGGGTTGCCTCAGTGTTGCCTTCGGTTATCATACCGTTGACATCTCCTTCAAGGGCTTCAAAAAAATTATCCGAGGAGCCAAAAACCTTATCTGTAACCTGATCTTCCTCGATAGTTACGGTTTCTGGGTTGCCTACAGTTTCTTCCATATTATTTCCCCATAGTTGATTTGATGTTACTTATTTTTGTCATTACTTTGCAAATCTTTTTTTGCAAACTGTAATTCTCTTGATAAATCTTTCTTTGTAGCGTCTACTTGATTAGACATTACATTCTGTAAAAGCTTCTGTTTTGCCTCGGTTGAACGATAGGAATCCTTCAAATCACCCTTCACTTCTTCCTTCTTTTTAGTGATCTCCATCTCAGCCTGCATAACTTTACCCTTAATACCAGCCTGTACCAACTGTCTTTCCAGAGTTTCGATAGTCCCCTCCTTGTCTTTCAATGATTCCTGCAATTGTCCTAACTGGCCCTGTAACTGAGAGTATAGACTCTTACGCTTCGCTATTTGTTCTTTATTCCGTATATCTGTTTCAGCAAGAACAGCAATATCATCCACAACACCAAACTTAAGAAGTTCCTTTAACTCAGCAAGGTATGCCCATCTGTTTACTGGCAATGTTGAACCAGCTACAATTTTCACGTCAAACTTGGCAGCTGAATAATCCATTGATTTCCCAATTGCCTGCCCCATGTCATTATAAATTGGAATATTTATCTCCTGCTGTCGTTCTTCCTGTATAGCAGAAGGCTGTATAATCCTGAATCTCTTATTAGCTGTATACACAGATTGAGATATCTGCATTATAACTTTCCCCATCTGTCTCAAGGCTGGCTCTATAGAATGTTTCATCCACTGCTTAATTCTTCTTGTCCCATACTCATCAAGCGCAAGCATGCCCCTGAATGTTTCATGCTGCTGTTGTGTATCACCCTGCATTGATGAATAAATACCAGCAAGATACTCCATATCCTGCTTGGCTTCCTGTACAACACTAAAAAACGCATTTGACAAAGGTGCTGGCATAATTGGAGTTGGTCTTTCAGATCCTGGTCTTACTGAAAGTAATGCTCCAGGTGAGGAAGAATACTTCTCCCATTGATCTGGATCAATAGAACCTTCTTCATAAAGCCATCTTAGGGAAGAACCCAAAGATGCATTGTGTACCATTATCTGGTGAGATTTGTTTATTTCTTTCTGCTTTCCTACCAAAGGGCCAACTGCAGATACTGGATAAGGAGTACCAGTCCACTTATAATGAAATGGAATTAACGGATAATCAACTACATTTTCTGGATATACAACTTCGTACAACAGTTTATCCCCTGCACATATTGTCTGTTTAATCCTGGTACCATAGAACTGCACAGCATCAACAATAGATTCCTGAAAAGCTTTATCTTTAAGCAATATCTTATATTCCTTTTCTGAAATAACTTTATTTTCAATCTTTGATGCTTCTGCCTGCAATTTACTCATATACTGCTGTTCAGCTGCCTGAAGCTGATCCTGCATCATTTGCTGGGCTTTCTTCATCTCCAATTCAAATCTTTCAGGAATCATCTTTCCTTCTTGAACAGCCTGCTGCATTTGTTTCTGCTGTTCCATAAGCTCAACTTCCATCTCAGCAGCCATCTCCTTCATTTTTACTTGTACCTGCTGCTGAATAGCTTTTAATTGTTCTTTATTAGGAGGTATCCTGTAAAATACATTCATATAGGATATCTTAATCTTTTCGTAGAGTTCAAATAGTTCTAATGTTGGTTCATGCTGTCCTTCCGAATCAACTCCCATATCTTCGGCATTAGAGTCATCTCTTAAAAAAAGCTTTTGCTCTCTATCTGAAAGTGCTCTTTCTGAATAGGATCCATGACCTTCTAAAGAAGATGCACTACTAATCTTACGTTTATAATGTGGAAAAAGCTTTGCAACATGACTTTTCGGAAGAACTTTTCTTATCAGGATATAAGATGCATCCCTGAACATCATATCTCTGGACTTCGGATCTACATATATATCAAATGGTTCTGGCTGCTGTAACACAACCTCCCCCATGCCATTGTCCATATCTGTATCAACAGTAACCAGTATATATCCAATTGATTTACAGATAGCATCATTTATTGCATTAGAATACAGAGCTGCACCGTCAGATAAGCTCCAGATATAATCAGAAAGATCTGAAAATACTGCTGCTACATCAGAATCACTGCCTTCAACCCCAATAGCCTGCCATCTAGGATTATTGGCAGTAGCATAGAAATTCAGCATTTCAACTACAGGTAATATCCTGTTAATCGTAAATGTAGGCATGCCCTGATCCTGTAAAGCAGTTTTCTCATCAAAAGACAATTGTTCGTCATGAGCAAATTCATATCCTTTCTGGTTTATGAACTGCCACTGACTACGTGTCCAGTTGCTGGACAGGTTATATAATTCTCTTATCTGATCTACTTTTTTCTTCTTAGCCATTCGTTACCCTAAATCTTTTTGAATAAGCTGTGTATCCATCATTGTTAAACCTTTTGATTTATCAGGCTTACCATCTTTTCCTGCTTGTGCTACTGCCAGACTATATCTGCCCTCTGGAACTATTTTTCTAAAAGCTCTATAGATATCTGGTATTGTTTTAAATTTTCTGTTAATAACATCCTTTAGTCCTAATTTTTCATTTAGAACATCAAATTTCCCAATTTCTGTTACCATAATTAAAATCATTTAACTTCCTTCTTTATACCAGTTAACCATTATTTACCTTCTTTGTACTTATTCTTTGGAAAGTTGTAGTAAAAATTAGGCGTTTCACTTCCTTGTATCTTACTACCTCCCTTCCTGACATGCTTCTTCCCAACTGGATGAAGCTTTCCACTATCTGGTCAAATATGTAATGCTTCTTTAGGCATTAGTAACCAGGCTTTTTAATTCCTCGAGATGCAGGTGCTTTCCCCATTGGTGCTTTTCCTGCTGGTGCTGCACCTGGACTTTTTTTAGCATATCCACCTTGATATTTAAGACATTTCTCTCTTTCTACTGGATCTATTATCTTACTACATACTTCTTTGCTTGGCATATCATGCCTCCTTCTTGTATTTCCTGTTTTTAGTTCACTCTTATCTTCTACGGATAAGTCTGTGGTTGTAATTACGGATGGCATTAAGCTACCACCCAATCTTTTGCTTTAGGCTTCTTCTTATACCATTTGCCTTCTTTATCTTTACCTGCAGCTAATGGTGGATGAGCGAATTTGCAGGCATATGCAAGTGCATCTATAGTATCATCGTGCGCCATTCTTGGGCCAAAGGTTGTTATTTCCCTATGCAGATCATATTGCATTTTCTTGAGATGTATCTGCCCGATAGAGAACCTTTGAGCCAGTATTTCCTGTATTCGGTCTCTTTTACTCATCCTGGTGCCTGGTTTTTCAGCCTTGTATCCGATAGAGAAGTCATTTCTCCTTCTCATCTCCGAGTTAAGTGCCTGAAATATAGGCTTACTCATAGTAGTATCTTCAACTGTGAAGAGGTTAGGCTTATAACTTTTTGCGTACTGGAACATGTAATCTACAATTCCAAGTTTATTCTCTCCAGGTATACCTAATACTGGGATGGACTGTTTCCTGATGTAGTCAAGAACATATATATTGTTGTCTGGAGTCACTGCTACAGCAATAATGACAGAGAAGTCGGAATCCCGTCTTGCTGAATCAGTTGCAGGATCCACACCAACAAATACACTGCAGGGTTGGTAGCCTTGGTCGTTTGCATCTATAAATGAAAGACCAGTATCTTTATCTACATAGAACTTGCCATCCCAGTATTTAATGTGATCTCTGGTAAATATTGCATCTTCAGCACTCTGTACTTCCATCATATACTCTTGATAAAACTTCTGTGGAGTACCTGAGTCCTGATAAAATTTCTTTTTTCTGTTCATCTCCTTCATTCCAAACCAATCTGGCCAGAGAGGAGTACCATCTTCCTGTAATGCCTTATAAGTTATGACATGCCAGCTAAATCTTTCCGCTTTCCTTAATGATTGCTGATATCCAACGAGGATCTTCTGTATAAATGAATCATAATGCACTGGGGTGCCATTGATCCTTAATCTTCCCGTTTTCGGCTCCAAAGCAGGAAAGACAACCGCTGTAACAAGGTTTGATATTTTCGAGCGACTCTCAGGCGTAATAGTATTATTCTCGTCCTCAAAATCATCCAGTACAATGAGATCGTATCTCTTATGGAGTTTCGCTCCACCTCTTATACCCGAAAGGTTAGATTTTGATATAAGTTTACAGTTATTGTTAAGTTCAATATCATCTTCAGTCCACTTCCTTCCTTTTAAATCACCAAAGTAATACTTTACTTTATCATTATATTCAATGTGATACTTGATATAATCAAGGTTAGGCACAGATATTTTGGAACTTGCTGCCACCCAACCATAGAATAAAGGTTCCTTAGTAAAAAGGAAGTCATGAAGAATGCTGCACTTGGTGAGTACTGTCTTTCCATGTCCTCTAGGGAGAATTACAGCCAGCTGCCTGATGTCCCTGTTATCAACTGCATCTGCCACTTCATAATGAAAAAATGGTGTTTCACTACGTGTAAAGTCATCTGGTAGAAATAACTTACCAAATGCTATTAAGTCCTCATATGCGAGTTTAAGCTCTTCTTCAGCTTTTGAAACGACTTTTGTGTTAAAATTCGCCATTTATGGTACCTTATAATACAAAAAATAAGGTTTATAAGTCAAAAAGTATAAGTTATAAACAAAAAAGGGACATGGTAGCCTCCACCTGGCCCTTAACTATCCAACAAGTGTCGGACTTGCACACATACAATCACCGTTGCATTTTAGCACTGGCACTTTAGTCCCTTTAATACTCCCTTTTATCAGTCGTATCTGGAGCAGCTTCCATCATAGCGTCCATTTCTGACTGCATGATATACTTTTCACCATATCTATCCTTGGCTTCTTCAAGCCTTCTTTCTGGTGTCCAATAGTAGTTATCAAAAAACGAATTTACGGCTTTAACAGTAGCTTTACCATATTGACCGTCTATACTTAGATCCTTATTCTCTGGATAGTATTGAAGAAGTTCTTGAAGTCTGGTAACATTTTCATTCGTCATACCTTCTTCTTCCTGGGTAGCTTCGTAAGCTGCGTTTACTTTATCACTGTATTCTTGATCATATGGCATTTTAATCTCCTTTACTATAAATCTTTAATTGAATCTATAATTTTATCTTCTGCAGATACACCCATTTTTAATTTCTTGAAATATTGATGAATAAGGGCATCTGCTTCCATACCTTCTTTATAAGTTTCATATTCACCAAAATGTTTTCCTTTTTCTATTGCACCCTTATAAGCACCTTCAAATGGCAAGTCTACTCCTCCCATCATGGTAGGGAACAAATACCATTTATCTGTTTCAGGGTCAACTTCCAGCCTAGTCTTAATATTCGATTCACCTGATCTTCCATCCTTTACCCATGAAACTTCGGGGAACAGTTTAAAATTTAAAGGCATAGTACCTTTATAATCAAATCCATACTTACTCTGCTTGGCCATTTTCTATCTCTTTAGGTCTTTCGACTTCTTCCAGCTGCTCTTCACTAAACCCTTGAAACTGTATACCTGTCAACTGGGTAAGCTTGGCAGCAGACTTATCCTCAAGGTCTAAAATATCAGATAACTTGAATAAAGCCTTTAACTTAGTGTCATCTTTCTCAGACTCATCAGCGACTGCCTTTATCCCTTCCAGGACAGTCTCATCGGTAATGCCTAATTTCTCTAAAACTGGTTCTAATTCTTTTTTCATAGCTTTCCTTATCCTGGTACATTTTATCAATTCTGTACTTCTGAAGTTAGCATAATGTGGATCATTAGTGGGAAATGCTTTTATATAAGCTTCTACTGGTTTCAATCCTGCAGCCACGTATTCAACAAACAACATTTCGTACTTATTAAGCTTCTCCCTGGTATCTGTCTTTGAATTTAAGCCGCTTATTGTATAGATGTTCTCCCGTCTAGACGTATCCATGGGAGCACTTACTGGATAAGTTCCTGTGCAAGTACGATAGTAATGCACGATTCTCTTTTTGCCTTTTGGTTTGACAAGATTCCCCTTTTTGAGGACTTGTATATAACAGCCATCATCCGCCTTAACCCAATCCCCTTCTTCTGACTCTCTCCAATCAGAAACGGGGTGGATGTCACTGGGCAACTCGTCTGCATCATCATACACGCAGTGAGGCTGGCGGTTTACATGATAGTGTCTCATAGTAAGCGTAAGCGGCTTGTTAAGTATATGGACTCATTTTAGAAAGTCTTTTGTCTTTCAACAGTTGACACGGTACACACAGGCCATTAACATGAATAAAA